TCACAGCACCCAAGATGGCCCAGCGCCTGCGGGACATGGGCGGAGAACCCATCCCACTGTTCCTTAAAGGCCGTGCTACTCGTTGCTGGCGCATACCAAGCTTTGAGAAGCAAGACGCTCCATTCCAAACCCAGACCACCCGCATCGAAGGGAGCCCATTTTGAGATACTTGAAGATTGATGGCCACGACAACGCAATCATCGGCCCGGCGTTCATCTGGCACAACCAGACACATACCTCGGTGCTTGTGTACAACGCCGAGACCATCAGGGACAACCTTGTTCGTGAAGACGGTATGAGCCTTGAAGATGCGCGTGAATTCATCGAGTTCAACATTGAGGGTGCGTATGTTGGACCCCACACACCCGTGCTGGTGTGGCCCGAGGACATGTGGGACGGTGAATGGGATGACTGACATCCACAAGATCTTCGGCCCACCCGGCTGCGGCAAGACGACCTACCTGCTCAACGTGGTGGACAAGGAACTGGAGGCGGATGTTTCCTCTGCAAGAATTGGCTACTTTTCTTTCACCAGAAAGGCTGCCAACGAAGCGCGGGACCGGGCCATTCAGAAGTTCCCCCAGCTCAACGCCAAAACCGACTTCCCCTATTTCCGAACCCTGCACAGCTTGGCATTCCAGTGCCTTGGCGTACGGTCCGAGGACATCATGCAGGCTGAGCACTTCCATGAGTTCGCCGCCCAAGCAGGGATCGAGCTATCCCTGTCCCATGACACCGAGGTGGATCTGGTCAAGCCCGACAACCCCATCCTGAACGAGATCAATATCGCCCGCATCAAGGGTGAGGACTTGAAAACCCACTACAACAAGTGCGGCCTAGACATCGAATGGCACCACTTTGAATTCGTTGAGCGGACCTACCGCCACTACAAACGCAGCAAGAATCTGTTGGACTTCACCGACCTGTTGGAGATGATCGTCAACCAACCCGAGCGCCTGCCCATGCTGGAGGTGCTGATCGTGGACGAGGCACAGGATCTTTCCCGCCTGCAATGGATGATGGTCGAAGCCCTGACCGTGAGATCCAAGCGGACATTTCTTGCCGGTGACGACGACCAAGCCATTTTCTTCTTTGCCGGTGCGGACGTGAAAAGCTTCCTCGCCTTTGAAGGCAGCGTCACCATTTTGAACCAGTCCTACCGCGTCCCGGCCAAAGTCCATACCTTGGCCAATCGCATCGTTAATCGCATCCGCGAGCGCCAGCCCAAAGAATGGGAATCCCGCGAGTTTGAAGGTCTCGTCAAGACCTACCAGCGCTTTGAGGACGTGCCGGTTGAAAACGGCCAGTGGCTCATCATGGCCAGCACCAACTACATGCTCAACCCCATCCACGAATGGCTCAAATCCATCGGGGTGCTGTTTGAGCGCAACGGCGTTCCAAGCCTGTCCCCACAGATCGCCCAAGCCGTGGTGGAGTGGGAGCGCCTGCGCAGGGGCAAAGCATTGGGCTACAACAGCGTCCAGACAGTCTACCGGTACCTAGATACCAGCGCCGTGGCCCGGGGCTACAAGACATTTAAGACCGGCGACATCAATGGCCTGTACACCATCGATGAGCTGAAGGAAAAGCATGGCCTCTTGACGGATGCCGTGTGGCATGAGGCGCTGACCAAGATTGCCGACGACAAGAAAGAATATTTGATCTCCTTGCTGCGCCGGGGCGTGAAGCTGTCGCAAGCGCCAAAGGTGCGCCTGTCCACCATCCACGGAGCCAAGGGCGGCGAGGCTGACAACGTCATGCTGCTGATGGATCTTTCGCCAAAGTTCGCCAAGGAATATGCAAGCAACGCGGACAACGTCCACCGCTTGTTCTATGTCGGGGTCACCCGCGCCAAACAATCGCTGCACCTTGTGCTGGCCAAACACACTGAAAAAGGATTCCGACTGTGAAAACGATGCCCCTATTTCCCACCATCACCGAGTGGGTGCCCCCTGATACATTCCCAAATCTATCTGCTGCAAAGGAGATTGCAATTGACCTCGAAACCTGTGACCCTCACATGGAATCTTTTGGCCCCGGATGGCCTCGCAACGATGGTTTCATTGCTGGGTACGCTGTTGCTGTGGAGGGCTGGAGTGGATACTACCCTGTTGCTCATGCTGGTGGCGGCAATCTTGATAAGCGCCTTGTTGAGCGTTGGGTCCGTGATGTTCTCGCAACCCCTGCCGACAAGGTTATGCACAACGCCGCTTATGACTGGGGATGGCTTAGAGCCAGCGGATTCACTGTCAATGGTCGAATTGTGGACACCATGCTCGCCGCCCCTCTCATTGATGAAAACCGATTCAACTATTCACTCAATTCCCTCGGCTTCGACTACCTCAAAGAAGTCAAGTCGGAAGCAGCGCTCAAACAAGCCGCCGCTGATTTTGGTGTCCACCCCAAAAAGGAACTTTGGAAGCTCCCTGCTATGTACGTTGGTGAGTACGCGGAGCAAGACGCGGCGCTGACCCTGAAACTCTGGCAGGACTTCAAGATCAAGATGCGCCAAGATGAAGTCGAATCAATCTTCAATCTGGAAACCGAGGTCTTCCCTGTTCTCATGAACATGACGTACCAAGGCATCCGCTTTGACCGCAGCAAGGCAGAGCAGTTGATCGATCAGTTGCAAAAGCGTGAGAAAGAGATCCACAAAGAGCTGCGCACAATCTGTGGAGCAGGTGTGGATATCTGGGCTGCCCAATCCATAGCCGTGGCCTTTGACAAGCTCGGCGTGGCCTATGGCAAAACAGGTCGTGGCGTTCCAACCTTTACAAAAGGCTTTCTCGATGCCTGTGAACATCCTGTGGCTAAGTTGATCGTCGAAGCCCGCGAGACCAACAAGACGCACAGCACATTCCTCCAGCCATATCTGGACTTCAGCGCCAAGACCGGGCGCATCCACCCGCACGTCAATCAGATGCGCAATGAGGACGGCGGCACGGTGACAGGACGGTTGTCCATGAATAGCCCTAACCTGCAACAGGTTCCTGCCCGGCATGAAATCATCGGCCCGCTGGTGCGCTCGCTCTTTCTGCCCGAAGAGGGCGAATTATGGGCATCAAACGATTTCAGTTCCCAAGAACCGCGACTTTTGGTGCATTACGCCCACCTCTTGAACCTGCCCGGGGCAGAACGGATGGTCGATGCCTACAACAACGATCCCAACACCGACTTCCACCAGATGGTCGCCGACATGGCCGGGATCAAGCGCAAGGCTGCCAAAACGATTGGTCTGGGCCTGATGTACGGCATGGGCAAAGGAAAGCTTGGCGGCGAGTTGGACTTGTCCGCTGACGAGGCTTCAGAGCTGATCAACACGTTCCACACCAAGGTGCCGTTCCTCAAGGGCACGGTGAACGCGGTCATGCGCCGGATTGAGCATCCAGCATCCGGCGGAGCTATCCGCACGCTGCTTGGCCGCAAATGCCGCTTCCCTCTGTGGGAACCGGTGGAATGGGGCGTGAACAAGGCGCTTCCGCATGAACAAGCAGTCATTGAATACGGCTCGCGGATCAAGCGTGCGGGGACCTACAAGGGCTTGAACAGGCTCATCCAAGGGTCGGCCGCAGACCAGACCAAAGCGGCCATGGTGGCGCTCGCCAAGGCCGGATTTACGCCCATTCTGCAAGTACATGATGAGCTGGCGCTGTCGGTTAAGAATCGGGAGGAGGCACTGGCTGCTGCCGAGATCATGGCCAATGCTGTGCGCTTAGAAGTTCCCAGCCGCTGTGACGTAGAGGTCGGCCCGAGCTGGGGTGAGGCAAAATAAAAGGGCCCCGTAGGGCCCTTTTTACTTGAACAAGTTTTTTACCTTTTCCCAAATGTGTTCCTTCGGAGACCTTACGATCTCCATCCACGAACCGGGCTTGGGTTTGTTGTCTTCAAATAGGTCCAGCTGCGTGATCGTGAACCTGTACTCACCCTTGCCCCTTCCGGGGACAAGGGCCGCTTCAATCTTGCTCTCCTTGGCCAAAGCCAAGCCCGCACGGCGGACCATGGAAATGGGCAGCGTTGTAAAGGCTGCAATCTCCGAAGTCTTCATCGAGTAATTGTTCGTGCGTAACGCACCGAGGAACACGGCCCGGACCTCCGCCGGGGCCATCTTGACTGGCATGGGCTTGATCATCGCTCGCGGCCTTCCAAACGGTCAGCCACCAAGGTAGCGTAGCCCGACACATCTCTCCACGAGTCTTCCGCATCCGGATTCCCATTCACGATACGCCCAATCTTGTGCACGATCATCTCCAAAGCTTCCCATTGGTCATCAGCAAAAGTTTTATTGTGCTTAGCAGCATGCTCTGCCAAAGTGCGTTTGATTGACTGCATCAAAGCAGCGCCGTCTTTAAACTTGCCATAATTCTGTGCCCGGGTGTCCAATATTTCGTCCACCGATGTACCTACAGCCGTGCCTACAGCCGTGCCCTTAAACGAGAAATTGCGGGCAACATTTACAGGGTCCGGCATCGGGACCATCTCCGGGGGTGCCCAAATCCCGATCTGATTGTCCAGCGCCTTCTTGCGCAACTGGTATCCAAGGGACGGGGTGATGCCAAACTTCTTGGCCACTGTCCCCACCTTGGCATTGGGATGGTTCATGATGTACTCCATGAACTTGACTGACTTGCTGCTTTGCTTTCTCATACTGGTGCGTCCTCTGTTTGTTGAAAACCGGCTTTGCCGGGTTCTGAAAACCGGCTTTGCCGGGTTCGGATAGTAAAAAACATCGCCGAGTTTTTTCGGCATTCTGCTCATGCTTTCTGTGAAGCATTTCCAAAATCTTTGGATCTACGCGCTCGAACGGATTCCACCCGTTTCTCTCGATAATTGTTGAAACGGTCTCGGCCCTCTTCTTTGATCTGCGCGGACGTGACTGCAACTTCTTCAGTTGTGAACTTGTGTCCATTTGCACACTCTCTCCTTCTTCTGTATCTAACAGGACTGGACCGCGTTTCAAGGATCACGGACCACGCGCCACATTCAGGGCAATTCATTTGATTGGAGCCTCCATGCATTTATGCTTCTCTGCTTCTTTCTTGTTCAAGAAAATCAATTTGCAGTCGGTGCAATGCCAAAGCTCGTTTTGAACTACCACGGTCTGCTTCTCTGCGTGTTGCCCACGCACCCTGCCAAAGAATGTTTTGATCTTTTCAAGCATCTTGTTGTCTCTCCCATCTTCTGCACAAATCTTTCACGGTCTGACTCTTGCGCTTGCCCTTGCACACGTTGCTGATTGACTTCTGCTTGGCCTTGGCTTGCAACTGCGCTGGGGTCAGAGGCTTTACTGGTTCTGCTGTAGCTGGAAACAAACCTGTCACGCCCAGCCAACAGCACACGGCGGCGACAAGAAGTCGGTCAAATATCATATAGCTACCTCCTTTTCATTTTTACTCTTGATGGGCCTTTGGTCACCCCCCAATCTGTAGCTTGATTGCGATTGCTTTTGTTTAGGGCGCTCATTGCATTGCGCTTTCGGTTTGAGTTATATGCTCGCTTTTCTGCTTCCATTTCATGGTCTCTAGCAGTGTTCTGGGTAGTCGTTGTGTACTTGGATGTTTGCAGCTTCTTCAGCAACAACACATCTTTCTCGGGCGGCTGTTCCCACAGGCGATTACTTATCTTCTCCAAATACGCAGCCATGTAAGCTCTTGCTGGGAGTTTCCAAGGCGCGTTTGCACTTGGTAAACGCAACAAAGGAGGGTCGATCTCATCTGTTCTCTTTCCAGTAACACTGCGAAACATTTGGAAAGCATCCAACAGCTTGCCGTCGTTACGCCATGTCTTAATAAGACAAGCATCCCAATACTCTTGGGGGGTACTCATTCTTCCCCCCGATGTTCATACAGTCGCTTCTCTAGTCGCTCAATGCGTTGTTGGTTGTACTGAACGATTGACCTTGCATACTCCACTGCGCTTTCAGCTTCCAGCTTCTTGATGACGGCCTCACGCATTTCTTTCTCGATGATTTCACTGATGGGCTTTGGCTTCATCAGTTCCTTGATGTATTTGAGTGTTGAATCTTTCCAACTCATGTGT